TATTACTATATTATATATTAATTTAAAACTAATTTAAAACTAAATTTATATCTAATTTATAACTAATTTAAACTAAAACTTAAAACTGCGCAAGCGACCGCATGGGGCTACCATACGACCACTGACTAAAATCTAAAAATAACGTTGTGAGCCGACCGGACGGTCTAGTTCTTTGTTTTACGTCAAGCCGTCAAACCCACAAACACTACGCCTAAGTTGTACCTTTGATTATGCTCTGGCACTTATACGCGGGCCAGCGTTCAGTAAGGGTAGTCAAAATGTGGAGGTCGGTCCCTCCGACGCTTTTGAGCTCTACTTCTTACCTTTTGAGCACTGAGTACCTAAATATTAGGACTTAAATTTTAAATCAGATCATAGTATCTACTAAGATGGTCTTCTAGCAAATCAGACCAAGAAATAAAAATTCCTTTCATCTGTGCTTCCTTCAACCATCCGTTCAAGTTTTTCTTGAAAACATTAAATGCTTCCTCGCCATGACCGAACGCAATTCGAAGGGCATCTGTACAGTTCGAAATGAACTGTGCACGGGGCTGCTCTTTTGCCCGAACCCAGTATAACAGATCATAGGCGACTTCAAGATCCATTTTCCGTATCCAAATTCCATCAAATAGGGGATGCCAGGTCGACTTAAGAAATGTGCACTCAAGCAACGGTCGAGCAGGTAAAATTTCACCTGTCTTTGATGCAGAAGTGACTGGGTAGCCTAGAGATTCATACTCCTTCATTATTGAAACGCCGTTATAAAATTCAAGAATTTCGTCTGAAATAGAAATTAAAATGTCGTCACCATAAATCATGGTGGAAGTATTATCAAGCCAGGCTTGAAAATAATTCATTTTTGAAGGTTCTGCCAAAATCATATAAAAATAAAGTGAAAGAATCAAATGAATCATTGAATTAACTTCAGCTGTTCCTGGAAAACCAGAAACAATGCCTCGGTATTTTTGGTAAACTGTTGTTCCATATTGAATATGGGCGAACATTACCTCTGTTAAAATTGCACGAATAGCTAATTCTTGTGGTGAGTTAAGCTCATACCCACAAAGTCGTGAAATTATTCGGCCAACTGTGAAAATCAATTCAGGGCGAACAAAGCCGTCCCAATTTGAAACATCAAAGTCAACACAATTTTTAAAGCGGTTCATATAATGAAAAGCTGCACTCCACTCTGGTCCATCTGGATTGATTCCTGGACAAAGTGGGAAAGTTCCATCAGCTCGTCGGTGGAAAGCTGCCCACATGTCGAGAGTCAGTTCCCGCCACAGCAAAATATAAAACATATTCATGCAAGTGACGCTCCGCGTTTTTGGGGGTGAGTCATCTGTTCCATAAGCTTTTGCTTTTGGACGTAACTCATCTTTTGGAAAATCATATGAGAGAGTCAATGGTAAGACTCCCTCAAATAATTTTGATTTGAATACTTCGTATTCTGCTAATATGCGATCGTCAATATGTGAAACAAATCCTTCTTCGTTAATTTCGAAATAATCACGCTTTCCTTTTTGTTTACGTTTTTCATGAACGAAGGGAATTCCTGGCGAAGTTCGTAGATCCATTGGATTAGATCCATCTTCACGTGTTCCAGTTATTGTGGATCGGATATCAAGTTGTTGAAATTTTGATTTATCAAGTTCAACTGAAAACCAGTCAACTAAAGAATCTTCTATATATTGAAGTAATTTTGGGTCAAATGGT